AAACAAAGTAAACCATTACAACAACAAATAAACACAAATAAAGATGCAAATAAAAGTGTACAAAAGAAAAAAGTATCGTGGACAGAAGGTAAATTGTCAAATAATATACTTCAAGGAATTCTAACAAATAATGATTACAATGATTACAATGATGATAATCAAGATTTTCAAGACAATCAAGACAATCAAGAAAATGTGTCATTGTTAATAGAAGAAAAATTAAGTAATCAATCAAATACATTAAACTTATCCCCTTTAGAAAATTCACTCAACATTTTTAATAAAATTAAAAAAGTTAAAGATGTAAATGCAAATGCAAACGCAAACAGTCAAATTAATGAAACTTTAATTAACGAATTAAACCAAAAATACGATGAATTAAATAATAAGGTTGATTTTTTGATTGGATTAATGACCAAACTAACAAATCATTTTGAAATTAATCATATTTAATATACATTATATTACAACCAATTTATTGCATATTATGCCTTGTATTTAATAATCTCATATTCCCCTTTTTTATTTTGTTCCAATCTACCCAATAAAATTGGATTTAATCCAGGAAATTGTTTTGCTTGCAAAACACTCTCGTAATCATATAATTGATTTGTATCTAAACGCAACATATATTTTTTACCAGTAGACTGAACAACAATTTCTCTTACATCCCAGTCATTTATTTTCGTATTCATATCCGCAACGTTATCATTTTGATCTTGTTCGATATTTGGATTGTATGAAAATTTATTATTTGATACATTTCCAAAAGATAGACAAGCAATTCCTTCCTTTCTATTTGATTTACTGTGCGTTATGCAATCAATCGAACTAGATTTAATAGCTCTCAATATTTGATCAGATAATTGTTCTTTAATAGTAGAAATCTCAAATAATTTTTCGTCAGATGATTGTGGTAAAAATGGCTCTAGATTACTGCGATCCTTCATTTTAATTTCAATCCCGAATTCACTATCTAATTGTTCTTGTGTAAAACTCATTAAATATATAAACACTTCTACTGTTCTGAATTGTTGTTCCAAGCCTTGATGCGAACAAATACGACGAGCACGACCGATAACTTGTTCCACGCGTACTGGATGCCAATATGGCTCCATTATATGAACATATCTAGTGTTTCTCAAGTTAATACCTTCTGATCCAGCAGAAGTAATCATAAAAACCTTTATAATTTCACCCATATTGTTATCGTTACTTCTCTCCCTTAATATAGCAGCAATATTGTTTGGAATATAATTCCAATCTCCATTATAGATATTACGAATGATTTCTCTTTCTTCTGCATCCTCTGTTCCCGTATAAAGAGCATAATGTGGTTTACCCATATCTTCCTCACTTGTTACAAGATCCCATCCGACGCCATTTCGAGCAATTTTAAATCGTGCATAACCATTTGCCTCTAGAGCAAGAGCAAAAATACCGATGCCTTCCATTGAACGAAACTGACTATAAACTAAATGCAATCCAGGATGATCTTTATCGTCTATATTTTCAATCATTGTTAAAAATTTGGGACTATATTTTCTTAAAGCTTCTAGACTTAAATACTTATGACTGAATCTTTGTAAAAAATCTAATGCTTCATTTATTGCTCTTTTATAGTCTGGATTAGTTGCTGTTCTTTCTAGTATTTCATCTCCTTCTAGTTCTTCTACTGTTCTTTCGTTTGCATCTTGATCTTTATAACCTTCAATAACTCCAGATCTTACTTCAGCATCATCGTCCATATCTTCATTATAAATTTCTCGTTCTAATAATTCATCTACATTTGGTGATTGTCCTGTTGGTTTCTTAGCACTAGGAACATTTTCTTCTATTACATTGGCAGCCTTTGCATCAGCCTTTGCATCATCATCCTCATCATCTTCCTCATCGTCTTCCTCATCTTTTCCGTCCTTCTTTTTCTTAGCACCGCCTAATAAATATAAAGGTATTTTTGAATCAGCTTTAAAATCAACATCATTCTCTAAATCACTGTCAGATTCAGATTCAGATTCAGATTCTGAATCATTTAAACCTTTGCCTTTTTTTTGAGCCTTTGCTAAAGCCTTAGCTTCCTTTTCCTCAGCTTTTTGTCTTTCTTTGGCTTCTTTTTCTTGAGCTTTTTCTAAAGCCTTAGCTTCTTTTTCCTGTGCCTTTGCCAAGTCTTTTGCTTCCTTTTCTTCTGCTTTTTGTCTATCCCTTGCTTCTTTTTCTTCTGCTTTTTGTCTATCTCTTGCTTCCTTTTCTTGTGCTTTTGTTAAGGCTTTGATTCCCTTTTCAGGTGCCTTTGTTAAAACCTTAGCTTCTGACTTAGCTTCTGCTTTTGTTGGTTGATTCGCTTCTTCTAATCTTCTAGCTGCTTTTTCTTCAACAATTTCTACCATTCTATCTTGATATTTTTTTGAAAGAAATGTTTCAAAATCAACGACATCATATTCTTGTCTTATAAATCGATCTATATATTGTTCTACTTGCACTTTAACTAGATCTGCCATTTCTTTGTTGCTTTCAAAATTAGGAGGTAAACTAGCAATATAATTTTTTATATTTTCTTGTACAGCATTAATTCTTTTATCATTAGATTCTTTTAAATAATCGTTAAGCCAGTCTTGAGCTTTCGCAGCCTTGAAAAGAGCGGGAGTAGGTCGCCCAGGTGGATTTGGCATTACAAAGTTGCAAAATAAACGTGAAAATATTTTATATGTAGATTTTGGTTTAACAAATAATCCATCTATATCTATTTTAGCACTACCCTTCTTTTTCCCTTCCGATTCTCGTTCATCGTGTCTAGCTACAGCGTAAATTTGAAATTGATAGTCGCTCATAGGAATACGAACAATATGACGATTAATATCTCTATTATACGCAGGCAATAGTTCTTCTTGTGCGCTTTTAAAGTATGATGTAAGTCCTATAATTCTTCGTTTAAATTTAAAATCATTAATAAGTTTTCCATTATCTCTATCAATAAAATTACTTATAAATGGCTCTAATGTATCTGGTAATGCAGTATTGACATTAAATTGTATACTTCTAGGGGAAACTGTAATATCATTTTTCTTTAATATTTTAATAATGCGTCCTATAAATTCTTCGTCAGTCATTACACCTTTGTCGTCCAAAACAATTTTTCCATCATCGTCTACCTTTTCATTTCTATTATACACACCTTTATAACCTTCTTCCTCCTTAATTTTATTTTCAAATCCAAAAGGATTACGTGTTATTGTTAGTATATTTGTCTCATAATTAACATAGTCTAATATTTTTTCCTTTGCAAACATTTCTTGAAAAGTACTTTTGTTAATTGTACTGGATTTTAGCTGTTCCTTATTTATAGTAATATTCCACGTTTTTATATATCCTCTTAAAATATTATATAGGACCCCAATTTCATTAGGATAATTGATCATAGGTGTGCCAGTTAACATAACTACTCTACAATTTTCTGCACGAAGTAAAAATTCGTATAACTGTAAAGCTAATGGTATTGGCAATGTTTCGCCTGGACCACGCTTTCTTTCTGAAAATTTATGAAAACTGCTTATTTTATTTACAATTCTACTCACTAAATTGTGAGCTTCATCAATAATAACAACAGCTCCATCGAAAATATTTACAGTAAAATCATTCGTCATTTGTTTGAATTTAGATCTTCTTAATCCATTATAATTTATAAATCTGTACTTAAGCTCGATCATTACATCTAATTGATCATTTAATACCTTTTTATCCGATGTAGATAATTCATCATAATTTGTAGGTTTTGTAACATTAACAAGCCATACACCACGATGTCTTCTTATAAAATCAATCCATTCCTGATGTTTTTTATTTTCATAATTTATTCTTATACCTCCCAATACTTGTGCTAATGGTTCAATTAATTCCATATTGTTGTCTACTGAAATCCATTCCCAAAATTGATTTTTTCTAAAAAGAAGATCACCACATTTTTTTATTTCTTCCATATAGTTACGTTTTAATGATGCTGGTGTCATCACAATTACTTGTCTATAACTTTTCAAGCCTTCTGCAATAGCAATTGAACTGCACGTTTTACCTGATCCGAGACCGTGAAATAATAATAGACCTCTATAAGGGGTATATAAATTGATGTAATCTCTGACAATTTTTTGATGTGTAAGTAATCCAAGTTTTCCAGTATCTTTACCAATTGTATCACAAGAAATATCCTTAGTTTCATCTTGTAAATCATCTTTATATGGTTCAAAAATATCATTAATAAATTTAACAAAAACTTCTCTGTTATTCATGTAATAACTTGATGCTTTTATATCATAAACAGGTTCCGGTGGTAATCGCTTGTTAATTGGTGTATCTCCTATTTGCATCATTGATACAGGTCCTAAATTAATAACACCTGTAATTACTTTTTTAGAATATCTTTTTACTGGTTTACTTGGTGCATTAATTAATTCTCGTGGTTCTACTGCTCCGTCGTCTGCCGCTGCTGCCTCTAAACCTACTTCTTTTGTTTGTTCTTTCATTTGAGGCCCACCTTCAACCACATCTTCTACTCGTTCAACATCTTCTAACAAAACAGTTCTCTTTTTTTGTTTTTTAGGCGCAGGCTTTCTAGCTTCTTCAATAACAGGAGCAATAGATTCTTTTACAGGTTCTTCTGGCATTTTTTTCACCACCTTTGTTAGTTTATGTGCTTCTAATCGCTTCAAAAGATCTACTGCAGTAGAACCATTGTCTTTTTCGGAAACTATCTTGGTGCCTGGATCCAAGTTTACAGCCAAGTTTCTAGTCATATCTTTAGTCATATCTTTAGCAACCGGTTTATCTATTGCTTCTCCTTCTGTAGCTCCAGTTACAGCATTTCCAGGAGCTTGTTGTTCAGGAAGAATGACAACCTTTATATCTTCTTCTTTCCTTACTTGTGGTTTTATTTGAAGTCTTTGTGTTAATTTTGCTAAAATACTCATTACTTATATAATTAAAATATATAAATTTTTAATTATCTTCCTCAGTATTCATTTTAATTGCATTAATCGCCTTTTCGCACGCCATTTGTTCCGCCTTTCTTTTAATTTTATGTTGTCCGTCTCCCATAAATAAAAATATCTTGTCATTTGCCAAAACATAATCGTGAATCATCTTGAATGATTTAAATTTCGATATATGCAATGCATCCTTATGTGATACGTTGTAAATTTGCTGTCCTAAGCATAAATAGACACCCATTTTATATCCATCGTCCGGATCGTGTTCAATCTCAACATAATGTGGCGTAACCTTGAATTCCTTTTGGATCTTCACCTGTAAAATATTCTTGTAATTATCATCATTCTGTATCAATGCAATCCAGTCTATATGCTTTTCAAATACATTCTCGATGAATTTTTGTGCCATTTGAAATCCAGGACCAGTAACAAACATATCTTGAAACCATCCCTCGTCATCATTTACTGTAATTTTATTAAAGTCCAAAAATAGAGCACCAATAAATGCCTCAAACAAGCAGCCAAGTTTCTTCAAATTGGTGCGTATTTTCTTCTCTTCTGCATTCCTAGATAAAATTAACCATTTGCTCAAGCCCATCTCTAAAGCAATCTTACCAATTGCCTCATTCTTGACAATGGCAATCTTCTTCTCCGTCATAAAGCCCTCATTTTCTTTAGGAAAACGTCTATACAGCAGATATTTGGTAACACACTCTAAAACACCGTCGCCTAAAAACTCCAAGCGTTCATTCGATTTTGTGCTTAATGGGAGACAATTTGATGGCCTATCTACGATCTGTATTTTTTGTTGTAGGTTCTCGAATTCGGGGCGCTTTGTATACGACCTGTGCACAAATGCTCTCCTGTATAGTTCCGAATTGAAGATTTTTGGCGGGATCCCGTATTTGGTGAGAATACATTGAATGTCATTTAATGTAATCTCAGTGTTTAAGGAATTAAATGGATTGAAGATTAGACCATCTTCGGTCTTAATAACATCGTCATCATTCATAATACTTTTTAAATCTGTCATTGATAATATAATATACTATGTTATATTATGTTTAAATTGTTTTAAAAATTGTTTTAAAAATATGTATTGTAAATTAATATTATACTAACATATTATAATGAACACGTTCTTATTTATATGTATAAACTTTATTGTTGCATTTGTTAGCGACATTGTTTTGAACGATTTGTCGACAAATTTTGGATTTGTACCATCTTTAAAGCCATATTATCGTAATCAATCGATCATTAAATTGGGTATATATGCGGCTCTAACCATTGAATTTGGTTTGTTAGTTACAATGGTAACATACTATTTAATATTTGGCGCTTTATTACCTGACAATTATAAATCATTTACATATTTTTGTGGTTTAGCATTCTTCATTGGATATATAATAGACATTGCAATCAATAAACTAAAAATTTTTGGTAACAAATTAGATCTATATTATAAAGAACTAGGAGCTGGATTTTGGGGCGCATCTGCGTTTGTATTTAGCTTAGTTATAAGCTATTTTATTGTAAATAATTTGTATATTCTTTGTAATAAGTAAAGTATCTAAACTAACAAATTAAGTTACTGAAATAATGCTATAATTGTTTTTGAAATGGGCTTAAAGAGATGACGACATAGTAATGTATATGGAGGACAAAGAAGAATGGCTACCAATAAAAGACTTCGAGAACTACGAAATTAGTTCTTTAGGACGTGTTCATAATACTAAAACTGGTAGAATATTAAAATTGACTACAAAAGGAGGATACATGTTTACAGGATTGTCTGCAAATAGTAAAGGAAAAACACTAGCAATTCACAGACTAGTTGCTTTAGCATTTATAGAAAATCCTGAAAACAAACCTCAAGTAAATCACAAAGACAAAAATAGATCTAACAATAATGTTTCTAACTTAGAGTGGTCTACTGCTTTAGAAAATAATTTGCATAGGAGCAAAGATGTAGTTCAAACTACAAATCAAAACATTAAAATTTGGCGCGTAGATAAAGATACAAATGAAAAATTAGAGTTTTATACTTCTATTTATTTAGCAGCTGTATGGTGTTTTGAAAATGGATATTCGCATTCTATACAAAATGCTAGAGGAAATATTAGTAATACTGTTAGAGGAGTTTATCATCAATCGTGTAGTTTTAAATGGATCATTGATGAACAAGTGTCTTTAGAAAATGAAGAATGGAAAAATGTTGTAATAGATGGACAAACATTTTCCCAGTATTTTGTTTCTAATTTAGGAAGATTTAAAAATTACAAAGGAATAATTATGGAAAATTATAAACCACATCATAGTGGATATATATATGTTAGAGTAGATAAAAATAAATATGCGTTACACAGAATTATGGCTTATACATTTGTTGAAAATTTAGATACTGAAAGGTTTAATGTAGTTAATCATATTGATGGAAATAAAACTAACAATTCAGCTAGTAATTTAGAATGGACTGATATTAAAGGCAATAATAAACACAATCATACTGCTGGGTTAATTAAATATTTTAACAGAAAAATTGGACAATATGATTTAGAAAATAATTTAATTAAGGAATTTGGATCTATTGTTGAAGCTGAAAAAGAATTAAAAATTAAAA